TTTATCTGCAGGAGATTTAATTACATTTACTTCTGTTACGCCTCCAGTAGGGGCTGGTTATGTAGCTGCAGATTTTACTACAAATACTTTTGAAGTCGTGACAGTAACGAGTCAAGATACATTTACAATTACTATGGCGGCTAATGCCGGTACAACTGTTGCAGCAAGTGGAGCAGCAACAATAAACCCTTATGTAAAAGTCGGTCCTTTAAATCAAACTTCTGGTTTTGGTTATGGTACTTCTGGATGGGGTGGATCTTCAGGAGTTATCTCAACTTTAAATGGACTATTACTAGATGATACAGCGGGAACTGGAGGAGCAGGAACCTCAATTACTCTTTCATCTACAACTGGATTTCCAACAACAGGCACAATAAAGGTCGGAACAGAATTTATTTCATATACTGGTATTTCTACAAATGATTTAACTGGAATTACTAGAGATGTGGCAGGCACAAGATCAGCTCATGCAAGTGGAGCTTCTGTTGAAGTTTATCTGGGATGGGGATCAGCTTCAATTACTGGTGGAGTAACTTTAGAATCTGCATCATGGTCTTTAGATCACTTTGGTTCAAAATTAATTGCAACAATAAAAGATGGTAAAACTTTTGAGTGGGATACTATAAGTAATGCACCAGCTGCGTTAACTACAAGAGCAACTGTCGTTAGTGGAGCACCCACTAAATCTGTTATGTCTATTGTTTCCGAAAGAGATAGGCATTTAGTAATACTTGGAACAGAAACTACAATTGGCACTTCAAATACTCAAGATAAAATGTTTATAAGATTTTCTGATCAAGAAAATATAAATGATTACACACCTACTTCAGTTAATACTGCGGGTACATTTAGAATAGATTCAGGGACAAGAATTGTAGGAGCTGTAAGAGGAAAAGATTATATTTTAATACTAACCGACACTTCAGCTTATGTAATGCAGTTTGTAGGTCCTCCATTTACATTTTCTATAAGACAAGTTGGAAGTAATTGTGGAGCTATTGGTCAACACGCTATTAAGTATGTTAACGGAGCTGTTTGGTGGATGGGTCAAGCAGGAGGTTTTTTTGTATACGATGGTACTGTAAAATCTGTACCGTGTTTAGTTGAAGATTTTGTATTTACAAATAAAGGAGATAATCTTGGAATTAGTTATGGCAATGGAGAACAAGTATACGTTGGATTAAATCATCTTTATGAAGAAATAAGTTGGTTCTATCCTAAATCTGGTTCAACATTAAACGATAGAGTTGTAACTTATAACTACACAGAAAATACTTGGACGACTGGATCACTTTCAAGAACCACTTGGTTTGATGCAACGTTATACGACAATCCATATGCCACTGAATATAATGCGTCTGGTACACCAACATTTCCTACTATTCAAGGAGTGACAAACCAAAACGGTGCATCTACATATTATGCTCATGAAGTGGGTAATAATGAAGTAGATTTTACTGGAGCAAAAACAGCTATTCCAGCTTTTATTCAATCTGGGGATTTTGATATAACAGATGGTGAGGTATTTATGAGTATGAGAAGATTTATACCAGACTTTAAATTATTAAATGGTAATGCGCAGGTTACAATAAATCTTAGAAATTATTCAACAGATACTTCTTCATCTTCACCTCTTGGTCCTTTTACAATAACTTCCACTACAGATAAAGTGGATACTAGAGCAAGAGGAAGAGCAGCTAATTTAAAAATAGCTAACACCTCTACAGATGAAAGTTGGAGATATGGTACTTTTAGAGCAGATATACAAGCTGATGGAATGAGATAATGGCAAGAGTAGATATAGTTATTCCAGAACCAACACCTGAATACACAGAGGATAATCAAAGACAAGTGGCTCAGTCTTTACAAACTTTAAAAGATAAGTTAAATACTTCCTATCAAGAAGAAATTAAAAATGAACAAAACACCTTTAATTATTTTATGTCATGACAATTAGATATAAAAGCGAAACATTTGATTTAACTACAACAAACATCACGACAGTTTTAACCTGTCCTGCAGATGGAACTATTATTGTTAAAAATGTACAAGCAGTTCACGATACTGCAAGTGGTGTAGATACAGATTTATTTATAACAAAATCAGGAGCTTCTCGTGTTCAAATAGGTCACGTTAGTTTAAACAAATCTACCGACAATTTAATTAAAGAATCACTAAACCTAGAAGCAAGTGATGTCCTTGAAATGCAAGCAGATACAGCTAATGAGATTACAGGTGCTGTAAGTTATGCTTTGATAGATAGATCACAGGAAAATGGCTAGAAAATTTAAAGACTACGTTGAAAGAGATAAACCTAGGAAAAGACCTAGAAGACACGCTAAGAGTCCCAATAAAAAAAAGAAGTTGCAGCATAATAAAAAATATAATAGACAAGGACGTAAACAATGAGCGATATAATAAAAATACCAGCAGAAGCAAAAGAAATTATAAAACACAAAAGGACTGGTAAAGTTTATGTGTCTAAAGATGAATTTCAAGCTGATGTATTAGACCCTAACACTGATACAACTGCAGAAGATTTTAGACAAGACCTAGAAATTAAAGTTACAAAAGTTTCCATGGGAGTGCTAACTAAAAAATAATGAAACCTCGTGGTGCAACAGAACTACAATTGGAAATGTTGCATAAACATGTTTCAAAAGAATTATTAGATCAAGTACAGATCTGCACATCCATACCAGGTAAAGTTCCAATAGATCCTAATAAAGTAAATATACTTTGGCAAAAGAATTCTTGGGACCAACCAAACCTACAAAATTTTTTTGGTAACAAAGAAAGACATAAAGAATATGATTGGTATGTATTTAATAGTCATTGGAATTATGAAAAGTTTAGATACTTCTTTGACGTACCAACAGACAGATCTATAGTTATTAAAAACGGGGTTGAAGATTTTCCAATAAGAAAAATATACAAAAAGGGAGAACCTATAAAATTAATACACCACTGCACACCTTGGAGAGGCTTGAATGTATTATTACGTGCAATGCAAGATGTAAAAAATCCTAATATTATACTAGATGTTTACTCGTCCTCTCAAGTCTATGGAGATGATTTTAGTAAAGTACACGATGAAGAATTTAAACCTTTATATGAACAAGCAAAAAAATTACCTAATGTAAATTATATAGGCTATAAACCAAATGAATATATTTTAGAACAAATGCCTAATTATGATATGTTTGTTTATCCAAGTATATTTGAAGAAACATCTTGTGTATCAGCATTAGAAGCTTTGACTGCAGGTGTGCATGTGATTACAAATAACTTTGGTGCATTGTACGAAACATGTGCTGAATGGCCCGTCTATATTAATTATTCTACAAACTATGAAACAATGGCTCAAGCTACTGCATCTGCAATCGAGACTGCAGCAAACTACTTACACGAAGATTTTATACAAGAGCATTTAGAAGAACAACAAAAATTCTATAAAAGATTTTATAACTGGAATAAAAAAGGTATGGAATGGTCTAACTTTTTGAAAGGAGCAATTGGTGCAAGAAACAGTAAATAAAGATACTTATCAAACATTAAAAGAAATAAAGGTAAGTTCAGAACTTGGTATTAAGGCAACAACACCTATGTGGAAACCAAATACTAACCAAGTAAAACTAGAAGAATCACCAGTATCACTATTTGTTGCTACACCTGTACATAGTGAATGTTCAATACATTACACTCAAGCTTTATTAGAGTTACAACAATTATGTATCAAAAATAAAATAAAAATTACATTTTCATTAATTAAATCTTCACTTGTAACACAAGGTAGAAATCTTTGTGTAGCAGGATTTTTAGAGTCTAATTATACACATATGTTATTTGTAGATTCTGATATTTATTTTGATTCACCCTCCATATTAAAAATGATTAAAAAAGATAAGGACGTACTATCTATACCTTATCCTTTAAAAACAATTATGTGGGATAAGGCACTATGCAGAATTAAAGAAGGATCTATTAAAACAGTTAATGATTTAAAAAAATCATTTAATACTTACCCAATGAAAGTTGAAAATAATGATAACATAAATGTTGATAATGGAGTTATGGAAGTAACTCATAGTCCAACGGGATGCATGCTGATTAAAAGATCTGTATTTGATAAAATGATAAAAGCTTATCCAGACAAGGGTATTGTACAAAAAACAGTTATTAATGGTGAATATGTTGATAAGCCTAATTTGTGGAATTTCTTTGACACGATCCACGATCCACGGACCAAGACTTATTTAGGTGAAGATTTTTCTTTCTGCCAATTATGGAAAAATATAGGTGGTAAATGTTATGCTTATATAAATGATACTATAATACATATAGGTGAACATCAGTACGAAGGTAGATTTGCTGATGAGTTGAAACCTAGTAAGTAAAATGGTAATATATGCTATTATTAGAAAATTAGACTATGGATCCATTTACATTAGCATTAGCCACATTTGGTGTACAAAAACTTAGAGGTAAATCAACAAAGAGAGCATTAAGAGATGCTGCTATTGTTGGAACTGGTTCTTATGCTCTCGGTGCTGCAGGAGTTGGAGGATCAACATTTACAGGTGCTCCTTTTTCAGGAGTACAAAGTGCTTTCGGTATGGGTCAATCAGCTGCAGCAATGCCTCAAGGTAATTTAGGTGCGAGTTTTTTAAATCAAGCAAACATGCCAGCAGGGACACAAATAGGTGTAGATAAATTTGGAAGAGCAATTACATCAAGAGGTGGAGAACTATCAGGTTTAAATGTTATGCCAAAAGCAGCAGAGAAAAAAGGCTTAGGTGCATTATTACAAAAAGCAAAAGATAATCCTTTAAGCACTGCTTTAATGGCTTCAAGCGTTTTACCTTTATTAGGAGGGGACGAAGAACCCGTTGAACCACCTTTCGATGAAGGGGATTACACAAGAGCTTATGCAGAACAATCTGCTAAATTACAAGGAGCTTTTGTTCCAACAGTAAATGCAAGACCAACAAGAGATCAGACTTATGGATCAAATATGTTTTATGCAAACGAAGGTGGACTAGCTAATATAGTTTCTAAATTTAATAAAGGAGGTGTTAATTACTTACCTTCAAAAACGGATCACGATGAAAATGATATTAATAATTATGTAAAAGCAGAAGGATATGTTGAAGATGGAGCTGGTAATGGTGATAAGGATGAAGACACTATGCTTGCACAATTAGCAGATGGCGAGTTTGTATCACGTGCTGATGCAGTTTTAGGAGCTGGTATATTGTCTGGTGCAGATCCAAAAAGTTATAAAAGTATGAGAAAAGCAGGAGCTGATTTCTTTTATGATCAACAAAAAAAATTAAAAAGAATTTATGATTTAG